AATCAAAATATGAAAGAGTTGTACACGCAGAAATGAATGGTGTATTTAACGCGTCAAGAACAGGTGTATCTTTAAAAGGTTCAACGTGTTATGTTCATGGTTTACCGTGTTGTCATGAATGTGCAAAAGGATTAATACAAGTAGGCGTAAAACGCGTAGTTATGCACGAATCTGCAGACCCACGTTGGAATGATTCATGCTCATTAGCAAAAAACTTTTTTGATGAAGCAGGTGTAGAAGTAGTATACCTTTAAAAACGATAAATAAAATTATGAAAATAGAAATTACACAAAAACCTAATATTACATATAACAAAGTTATTTATGTTTTCAAAGCAAAAGTAGGAGGTAAAGAATATAAAATTGGTCGTCATGAGGATGACAATGGAGCAGAATTATATGTTGAACCTCAACCAGAAACAGATGAAGTTTATGAAGCTATTGAAAATTTATTTTTTCACGATGATTTCGATTACACTACAGCAGAGGTAGGAGAAGAAATTTTTACAGACGAGGACGATGAATTATGAAAGTTATACACATACTAGGACGAGGTATTGAGGGTTGCGGCGTAACTCGATTTACTTTAGAAATGAAAGATTGGGCAATCTCACAAGGTTGGGATTATAAAATATATGCAACAAAAGATAAAAAGTGGACAAGAGCAAAGTCACATGATTTAGACGAATACGTTATCCAACAAAAGTTTGGTGATAAACCTGCACGAGGAGATACAAATTTTGGTGTTGATAATATTATTGAAGATACAAAAGACGCAGACATGGTTGTTATAGGTTCATTACCTTCAAAAGGTCACCCCGACGATTGCATCAAAAACTTTAATAAACTTATTGATAGTATTGAAACAAAAGTTGTAATGATTCAGCACGATCATAAAATGATGTCAATTAAAAGAAATGCAGTTTTAAATGAAACAATAAAACGCGCTGATGTTATATTTTCATACTCTACAAAAAGTCCTTTTATGAATTATTGTAGAGAACTTGGAACAGATGCATCGTTATATAATTTTTGCAATGGAATCGATATTTCAACGATTAAAAACGAGTATTGGAAACCTATTGAAGAACAAGACGCAAATCATCTAAAATGGATTGGACGTAGTGCGTATTGGAAAGGCTTTGATGTTTTATTTGACTTATACGAAAATAATGCAAAAAATCAAAATCTTTTATTTACGTTAGAAGGAATGGAACGTTCAATTCAATTTGTTGATATTAAACTTAAATACGATTTTAATCACCCTGATGCAGACTTTGACGTAAAGTTAGAGCACAATTCTAAACCATACGTATTTTCTGCGTATAAGTATACAGACATGCTTGAAAGATTATCAAAATGTGGATTTGGATTTCAGTTAACGTATCTTCAACCAGAGTACATTCAAAACTTTATTGAGTTTACTCATTTAGAAATAGTTGCAGCAGGATGCATTCCAATTTTTAGAAAAAGTTATGGTGATCATTGCTATCATTTACAAACAGGTAATGCGATGACAGTGGATAAAGACAACGGAACAATTTGGCTTGGCGAAGTTGGTTCAGATCATTCACAAAATATGAATTTGATAAATCAACTACGTAAAGATAACGTAATGAGGGATGAATGGAGACATAAAGCGTATGAGTATTATCATTCGCATAATTCACCTGATTCGTCATTCAATGATTTCTATGCGAAAGCAAAGGAAGGAAATAAAACAATAAACAAACCAGTAAGTCTTGAAGCATTTATTGGTTAAGGAGTAAAATATGCATATGTTAAATTCACATTTAAAAGGAATACTAAAAAAACTCGAAGGAGAACGTGATATTGAGCTCGCTGATTTGACTACCTACTTAACAAAACAAGTAGCAATTGGTGAACACCCCGATATTGGTGTTGAAATAGAAAAGAAAATAGAAAAAATTGACGATATAGAATCGAAAATCGATACAATCCATAAGCACTTTGGTGGTGATAGACAATCGGAATTATTAGGATGAGTTATTCATACGCATCATGTGTACCTTTAATAGGTGGTGAAACAATAGGAATGGAAAAGGTTTTTAATAAAAGACCTAATTACATTATGTCATATGCTGCATTTGGAGCAAATGATTCTCAAATATTAAATCACTACAATAATGAAGTTCATTATAATTTACTTGATAATTTTACAGGTTACTTGCAAGAAGTTGATGTTGTAAATGCGGTATGTCCATGCGCTGGTTTATCATCATTAAGTCCATCAGCTTCCACGGATAATAAAGCAAATGATTGGATGATTGAATCTGCAAAATATGTTTTAAGTCATGTAAAACCAAAAGTCTTTTGGGGCGAAAATGCTCCAAGGTTAGCATCTAAAATGGGTGAACCAATTGTAAATCAATTAAGAAAAATTGCAAAGCAAAATGGTTATGTGATGTCACTTTATAAAACTAAATCAAAATTGCATGGTTTAAGTCAAACGCGTGATAGAGCATTTTATTTCTTTTGGAAAGGTAATCGTATTCCACATTTGAGATTTTATAACAAACCACACGAAAAAATCGAAGATACGATACGTAATGCATTTGTTTCTGACGATGATCCGATGAATATCCTTACAAATGAAAGAACACCATCAGACAATCCTTTTTACAAATATGTATTGGACGAAGTTGAAGGCGGAATAACACACCAACAGTTTTTTGAAAAAATTGAAAGAACCATTAATCCTATGGATTACATTGAAAGCCTTGGAATAAAATACGATAAGGTTGCTATATGGATGTTAGAAAAGGGTTATAAAAAAGAATCAGAAAAATGTTTAACTGTTCATAAAAAACTTGAAGCAGGTGGAAACGTTATGCGTAAAATGACCGAAATACCAAAGGATTACATTGGTGCATTTGTTGGTCATATGCCGATGTGGCTTACTCATCCTGATGAAGATAGATATTTGACAATTCGCGAATGTTTAGAAATTATGAAAATGCCAAAAGATTTTCAATTAGTTGGTGGAAGAAAAAATTTAAATATGATTTGTCAAAATGTTCCAGTTACAACTGCAACTGATATGGCACAAAATATTAAGGATTGGCTCGATTGTAAACTAGATTCAAGAGAATCTGAATTTGCAATTTTTGATAACAAAACAAAAACGTATAATTATGAAGAACAACCTATCTCGGTTGAAGACTATATGATTTAATGATTTACAAAAGATTAAATATATAGTATAATATAGATTAAATTAAGGAAAATTATGTCACTATTAGAAAAATTAAAAAAGTCATCACGTGTCACCGGCGCTGAAATTTTATCTGACTCAAAATTATTCGGTGAAAAAGAACTTACAACAACATCAGTTCCTATGGTGAATGTTGCGTTATCAGGAAGTTTAGATGGAGGATTAGCATCTGGTCTTACGGTTTTAGCTGGTCCATCAAAACATTTTAAAACTTCTTTTGCATTGCTTATGGCAAGCGCTTATTTAAAAAAGCATAAAGATGCTGTATTATTATTTTACGATTCAGAATTTGGTTCACCACAATCTTATTTTGAAGCATTTGAAGTTGATACAAATCGTGTACTTCATACACCTGTAACAAACATCGAAGAATTGAAATTTGATTTAGTTAATCAGTTGAATGAAATTGATCGAAAAGATAAGGTGATTGTTATTATTGATTCAGTTGGTAACATTGCTTCAAAGAAAGAAGTTGAAGATGCGATGAACGAAAAGTCTGTTGCTGATATGACTCGTGCAAAAGCACTTAAAGGTTTATTCCGTATGATTACACCAATGCTTACATTAAAAGATGTACCATTAGTTGCAATTAATCATACTTACATGGAACAAGGTTTATTTCCAAAAGCAATTGTTTCAGGCGGTACAGGCGTAATGTATTCAGCCGACAATGTGTGGATTATTGGAAGACGCCAAGATAAAGTTGGCACCGAAGTTGTAGGATACGACTTTGTTGTCAATGTAGAAAAATCAAGGTTTGTAAAAGAAAAGTCTAAGATTCCTATTTCAGTTTCTTGGGAAGGCGGTATCGAAAAATGGTCAGGCTTAACAGAAGTTGCTCTTGAAATGGGTTACGTAATCAAACCTAAAAACGGTTGGTATCAAGCAAAAAATCCTGAAGATGGAAGTGAACTTTCTCAAAATGTACGTATGAAAGATACGTTAAAAAAAGAATTTTGGGATAATATTTTTGAAAAAACAAACTTCGCCAAAGCAATTGAAGAAAGATATAAAGTTGCTTATGGTTCAATTTTAGGCAATGATGAATCTTGATGATGTCGTAACATTTGTTGAAAAGCCTTCAAGTGAATTATATTCACTAAAGGTTATAAGTGGTCCTTACACTGGTGCAATATATACTTATGGAAAAGTGCAAGTTCTCGAAGATAAAGAACTAGATAGTGCTAAGGTGAAATTTAAATTTCATATTGAATTAGCTCCACCAGGATTTACAATAAAACAATTAGAGGAAGATAAAGATTTCAAAAATTTTATGGGTGATGTATTAATAGAACTCATAGAAGAAAAAATGTATAATGACGAATTTACAAACGATAATACTTAAAAAATTAACAAACGATGAAGAATTTTGTCGTAAGGCTTTACCACACGTAAAAGCCGAATATTTTGAAAATGAACACAAACCGGTTTATGAATTGATACTTCAATTCTTAACCAAGTTTAATAAGCTACCTTCGTCTTCAGCATTAGATATTGAGTTTCAAAAGTCTGATTTTATAAATAAGACTAATAGTAATGATATTCATAATCTAATACTTGATCTGAAAAATGATGAGGAAGTGAATAGAGATTGGCTACTTAACTCTACCGAGGAATGGTGTAAGCAAAGGGCAGTTTACCTTGCAATCATAAAATCAATTAGTATCATAGACGGAAAGGAAAAACAACTCACAGATGGTGCTATCCCCGGAATCTTATCAAAAGCATTGCAAGTGTCTTTTGATACAAATGTAGGCCACGATTATTTTGAAAACTCAGATAACAGATATGATTTCTATCATCACCAGGAAGAAAAAATTCCTTTCGATATCACCTTATTTAATACAATTACAAAAGGTGGTATTTCAAATAAAACTCTCAACATCATACTTGCGGGTACAGGTGTGGGAAAAAGTTTGGCAATGTGTCACTTTGCTTCTGCCAATCTCGCCGCAGGACAAAACGTTTTGTACGTTACTCTTGAAATGTCCGAAGAACGGATTGCCGAAAGGATCGATGCGAACTTACTTGATGTCCCGATCGATCAACTTGAGAACTTACCTAAACAACTTTTTGATACCAAAGTTGGTACGCTCAAAAGCAAAACTAGAGGCAAACTTATCGTCAAAGAATATCCCACGGCAGCAGCACATGTAGGTCACTTCCGTGCTCTTCTTGATGAGTTAAAACTTAAAAAGGATTTTGTTCCTGACGTAGTCTATATTGACTATTTAAATATTATGGCATCTTCACGTGTAAAAGGTTTAGGTGGCTCAATCAATACGTATTCATTAATCAAAGCGATTGCTGAAGAATTACGTGGTTTAGCAGTTGAACATAATATTCCCATTTGGTCAGCAACTCAGGTAACACGTACAGGATTTGGTAATACTGACGTTGAAATAACAGATACGTCAGAATCATTTGGTTTACCAGCAACTGCAGATTTAATGGTTGCTCTTATTTCAACTGATCAACTTGAAGGTATGAATCAGCTTATGGTGAAACAGCTCAAAAATCGCTACAATGATCCAACTCAAAATAAGCGATTTGTGGTTGGTATTGATCGGTCTAAAATGCGGCTATACGATGTGGAAGATTCGGCTCAAACTCTATCAAGTGATGAAATAACTACTCAAAAACCGCAAAATTCTGCAGATTTTTCGGCTTTCAAGATATAAAAATACGGTTTTTTTTCACTTTTTTTACGCAGTTGTTGATAGAGAACAACTTACGCAATGCATTAGCCGCATTTTTTTATTTACTTTTACGTATGATACAGTATAATAGATACTATAATAATTAAGGTATATATTAAAAAAGGTTAAAATTATGGCAAATATCATCATCACCGACGAACTTCGCAATCACGTTAACAACATTTGTGCCGAGTCTAAGGCTTGGGCCGAAGCTGCACCCGAAGGAGAAATGCGCGGCTACTGCGACTATGACGAAGCCGATATTCTTCACTACTGCGAGCACTACACCAAAGGTGAGCGTTGCCTCACTCCCGA